AACATCGTTAGCGCTGGTGGTACATTCACCGGCGGTACTGAGCGTGAGCTGCTGCGCGGTAACGCTGGTAACGGTCAAGGTGTAAGCATCGACAACATCGACACGAACGTTCGACTACTGCCTGCTGGTGATTACTTCTTCGAGATTCTGGTCACAGGCACTACGTCGGCCGTGTACTACTTCGAGTTTGAAGAACTGGACGACATGTAACTACACCTTGGTCGGGTGCCTTCGGGCGCTCGGCCTTTCTGCGTTTCTGGAGGAAGCATGATTGCGTTTATGCTGGGCATGGCCCTGGGTTGTGTTGCGATGCCTGTCGTGGTTGCTGTGTGGTTGTGCTGGAGATTCGACGTGAGTTGACGTGTAGCTCGTGGGCTGATACGTGGTTGGATGCGGAGGCTAGATGTGGAGTGGCATACGCACTGAAATTCGTTATACTCGTACGCGAGGGTCTCCGACCCAATCCAACCCGGCCTTCCCCCATGGCCCCTGCCTCTCGCAGCGTCGTGCTATCATCGCCTAGGATGCTGCGTTGTGTACCTGCCGTTGCCCTTGGTTGTAGCCTGTAGTGTACAGCAGCGTAGCCTAGTGTCAAGTGTTGTGTGCGGTGCGGCCTGAGCCAGTAGCTATAGTGATCCGCCTACGGCGGGATGCTGGGTGGGCTACTGCGTATCGGTAGGTAGTGCCGGGGTGCTGCTATTGGTTAGCTCAGGTTGGCTGCTGTGTGGTGCTGGGTGCGAGGGTGGGGGCATACCCTTTTGCCTATGTCGGTGTGGTGGGCTTACCCTTTCGCTATGCCTTACCCTTTGCCTATGCTGCCTTACCTTGTGCCTACTGCGTATCCTGCGAGCATCCTGCGTACTGCTATGCGTATTGCTCTAGTGCTACCTACTGGTGCCCCTGGCGTGGGTCGCTCAGCCATAGCCTGCGCTGCGCTTGTCTCTCGCCTCTCTCTATATTATGTGACTTTATCGGAAGCCACGCGGCACTAGGTCTCTAGCCTAGGTGGTATTCCTACAGATACCGCTTGACGTGCTAAGCCTATACCGATAAGATGAGCACCATGCCAGGCAGTAATGCAAGGCGTAAGCGGTAAGGGTTGACATGCTAGGCGGGTATCGCTAGAGTGACAACCAAGCAAGGCAAGTGGGTGCAGCCTGACTAGGGGTCAGGGTAAGGTGGGCAACGGTACACGCCCTGCACTCACAGTTGGTAACGGTACGGCGCGAGCTAATCGGGATTGACAAGCCAAGCGGATGCTGTATAATGCGAGACGTAACAGGCTGCACCGCTCTTTAACAAGTCGAGACTGCTGTAGTGTATCCACTGAGGAAGCACTACCATGCAAATAGTCAAACATTGCAGTCACGTTGTGATCTTTACCAGCACCGCGCCCTTGCTTAGCCTATCCGGTGAGCTAGAGGTACGCTACAGCCCGGTAGCATTCAGCGTGTGGCGTGATGGTAAGTGTATCCACAGTGTACACCCATCGCAACTGCTCAGTTACACTTGCAGCGGCGCCTTGCGATAGGCGCTACACTACAGCAGTCTTGACAAGTTAGAGAAAAGCTGTAGAATGTAAGGCGTCAAGTTAGCTGGTTAGGTAGTTCGAGGGCAAACCCGATAGCGAATGCTTGGCGGGCTGGAGTGACCCTGTAGATGGGACCTCAAATCGAACGAATAGTTCACAGCGCTTGACAAGCTACAAAGGCGACGCTAACATGGTCGCCAAGCCCTAGCAGCAACTCCCTCGGGATGCTAGGCTCAGCCAGTGTAAGCGATTAGCCACCTTATGGTAGCGCTGGTGAAAGATAGGTAATAAGGGTAGCACTGGCGAGGCTTTCAGGATCAAGTAGCCAACCAACACGATGTGCTTGACACGGGCTGCAAGTCGAGGTAAGATGCCCAACAGTAACACGGTCAACCCGAACGGATGTCACGGGTAAGGTTGACAACCGCTGCGCAAGCGGTAGGATGCACAAGGCAAACGGGCCAGCAGGATGCGAACTGTACCGACAATGATCGGATAAGAAGGTGAGTACCAGCGAAGCTGTGACAGGTGGGTCTGAGAAAGCTGGACGATACAAATGCCCTGATGGTTGCAAGAAAGGGCTGGCGCGCTGAGACTCTGCGCCATACAAGAATAGAGTCGAGCGGGCCATCCGTCCACGGTAGTGCAGTGGGATCATGGTAGGAATGCGAAAGCAGTCCGGGTTGACGCCAGTAGCGTACCCGCCTGCCGATAGCTTCCTTGAAGCGCTTAGTTGACGCCCAATGCTGGGCTAGACAACGGGCACCACCTACAGCGGCCATCACGTCCCTCTAGGCGCTTCAAGCAAGCTATCCACGCAATCAATGGTGATACCATGCAAGCTGCAAAGCCCTGCACTCACGCTGAATTCCTGGCCCAGCGCCAGCGGTACAGTAGGATCGACAAGCGCGACAACAAGATTGCCGCGTTGTTGGCTGCGAACAATCCCGACGCACGTAAGCAGCGCCGGGCGATGAATGATCAGGTGATCCCTAAGCGCCAGGGCGCGCTGGGTGAGTTCTTCCTTGGTCAGAAGGGGCACGGCAAGATCAAGGTGCGCGGCAAGTGCGATGCCCGCCGTGTGCAAAGCAAACTCAACGCAGCAGGGTGTACCCGATGAATGCCATCATGCAACAAGTCCGCCAGTTTATCCGCCAGCCTATGCCGCATGGCTACCCGCAAGTTCTCATCATGCGAGACGGTGAGACTATGTGCGCCGCCTGCGCTCGGAAAGAGTACAAGCTGATCAGCGCGGATACCCGCCACGCCGGGAGCTGGGCTGCGGCTGGTGTCGATACTCACTGGGAGGGCGCACCCTTGCAGTGCTGTGAGTGCAACGGTGACATTGAAAGCGCGTATGGTGTAAACGATGAATGCAAGCATGCAATTTAGCGCCCTTATGGCCGACCTGTACGAGCCGGGCGGGCTGCGCAGTCGGCTGAGCATGGCTGCGCACCGATTCATGCGCAAGCCTTCACTGCCTCACGGTGAGCAGGCCTTCAAGGTGGCCGCTATTCGTAGGCTCGCATCTAAGCTGGGCCGAGTGCATCGGTTCTAGGAGGCTACATGCTGGAAGTGTTCTATCTGGTGGTGGACATGGTATGCGCCGTTGGCTGGGCGATGGTACAGTTGACCGCCGCTTACGCTCTTTATCGACTGGGCCGGAGTCTGTAGCATGCAATACAAGTGGAAGCAATGGCGATTGATCGTGCGGTAGTGAGTACCGCCACTGCGTTAGATGATAAGCGCGCCGGACATGAGGGCCGGTAACACAATCGGGACAACAGGCCGCGCACTACGTCGCATAGTGCCTGCACAAATAGACCGGCAACGCCGGTACGACGCAGGCGGTAAGGTTGAACGGCCCTTAGCAGGTAAGCCCGACCCCGGTAGACCACGCCGCCTGCCGAGTGTACAAAGAAAGCGCAGACCATTCCGTACGCTGTATAAGTCGAGTCTGGAATCTGCGCTTTACTGTGTGCATTCCTAACCGAGGAAATAGCATGCGCAACGTCGAACCACTCAAGAAACCCGTCCGCCTTCGTAGTGAGGGTGATCTGATCAAGCAACAGCGCCGCCTTGAGCAGCGCGACCGCCAGACCCAGCGCAGTGAGCTGCGTAAGGTGGGTGCATCGTGGAACTGACCGACCGCATAGCCGCTTATGTCTTCATGTTGGCGTGTATCCTCCTCATAGGCTACCGCGATGGATGGTTGCCCGTATGATCCTCGTGCTATGCTGGCACGGCCACGCATTGAACACGCAATGGCAGCGGGTGTCTGTTATGCTGCGCCATTGTGACCCCGTAGTTGAACAAGGGCAGGCCGACGGCCCGCACTCCCGCATAACTTTCGTGTAAACCGAGTGAGTTCTATCATGCGCCAAGAAATCAGCAAGGCCGCGTACCACCTGTCGATACTGTACCGCTGTGCCGCGTATCCGTTGACGGAAGCGCTGTGTCATGTCGGCCTGCCGCTCAACCATAGCTGCCCACGGGTGACGCCGGGTCAGCCATACCAGATTACAGGTGCAGTGGGCGAGCTTGAGCAGGTGCGCCGCAAGGTTAAGGACACCGGCATCCTACGGGTGTCGAGCGACTTTAGCGACCATACCGTCTATGAGCTGCCAGCAGACAATGCGTGGTTCCGCTTCATTCACGACATGGGCCACCTGCTGTACAACTGTGAATTTGATAGCGCCGGTGAGACCAAGCTGCACCCGTTGGTGTGGCAGTGGCTCGCCACCGTGCCGCAATTCCACGCCCTGACCGACGATGAGAAGCGCTGGTGCTGGGCTGTTTACATGGCGGACACGCAAGGCCAGTCGGAATACTTCGACAAGCATGGCGAGTTTCCTACCGACCAAGCGGCATTCGTCGCACAAGAAGCTGAGGTGTACTATGCAAAAGCATGAGAGCATTACCGTTGTAGCCTGGCTGCCGGGACAGCCACTGAGCCAAGTTGAGGCCGACCTTGGCCTCCAAGGCTTCGACCAACTGACCACGCCGGTCGAGCACACCGCTGACGGTATCGTGGGGCTTGCCTGCAAGGTGAACCTGATCGATGAGGCCACCGCGCTGGAGGCCGACCTGATCGACGCCGGGTTCAACGCATGCTTGGCAGGCCGGCACTATAAGCCGGGCTGGTCCATCCGTGCGGACCAGTAACGGCGGACGGGCAGCGGTAGGCACGGAGCTTTGCACGTACTCAACAACGCGGGCCGAACGCCAGGGTATCCTGGCACGGGAGGCCACAATCAAAGCAGAGCGTGCCGCCCGACCGCGCAAGAAACGCCCTGAGCACACTAAGCCAGGGCCGGTGACATTCATCCAACTCATGAGGTAGCTATGACCGTTCTCGACAAGCTGTTACAGGGTGCGCAAGCGCTCAACGATGCCTGTGATACCATCGCCACGCAAGGCAAGGCCCTGGATGACTACATCCAATTCGTCGGCCTGTCTGCTATCCACCACGTCGAGCTGCACGGTGACGTGACCGTGATCAACCGCCTGTACCGCAGCATGCCCAAGGGCAGCCGTCGCAGTGCGCTCAGCGAGTGGCTGCTGATGCACGCCAAGGTAGTCGCCAACACTGGCCCAAACAAGAAGGAAGCGCCGTTCAACTTCGACCGTGCCCGGCAGACGTTCCTTGAGGGTGCCGAGCAGCGCCCTTGGTTCGACTTCAAGCCCGACAAGGCACCTGACCAGTGCTTCGACCTGTATGCCGCCTTGCAGAGCCTGCTGGGCCGCGCCAAGAAAGCCGGTCAAGTGTCTGATCCCGCTGCCCTGGCCGAACTGGAAGGGCTGGCGGGCCGCGTCAAGCCAGCGGCGCCCGCTGTACCCGAGGCGCTCATGGCCAGCAGCGGCATGCGCGGCGAGGCACCCTATGTCGTTGCACCTGCACCGGCTGCCCTTAACCTGACAATGGAGACCAGCAATGCTTAACCTTGGCCGAGGCATCCGCGCACTGATTGCCCTCTGCTGCGCTATCCCGCAGACGTTCGGGCGACCTTTCCGTGTCAGCAACCAACACGGGCGCACCTTATCCGATAAAGAGCACCGCGAAGGCGCAGCACTCAAGCGCGGCCTGCACCGCATGGGCTACAGCCGTAAGGAGTGGCGCGCCATGCGTCACAAGCATGGCCGCAGCTTGCGCGCCCTGATGGCTTTCTGATCACTAGCTAGACCGCTTCACCTTGGGCAACCCGCTGGCCTAGCCCACCAGCAACCCACCATAGCAAAGGAGATACACCATGACCGATACCAACCAAGCAACCCCGACCGCTACCGTGAAACTGACCGCCACCGAGAAGCTGCTCAAGCGTATCAACCAACTGGTCGAGCGTATCAACGCCGACACCGAGCAGTACAACACTCTGAAAGCCGACTACGAAGCGCTGCAAGCCGTCGCCAACGTGCAAGCCGGTGATCGGGTCAACGCTACCGTGGGCCGTGGCGAGAAGGCTGTCGTGATCGAAGGCGGTCTGGTGCTGGGCGTGTCCGACACCGACACCGGTAAGGCGATCAAGGTGACTGTCGGCAGCGGCTTCGATACCCAGGTCTATGTCCTGTCGGCTGGCCAAGTTACCAGCGTCAGCAAGCCTGTCGAAGAAGCGGTGGCCGAGCAAGAAGAACAAGCCGACGCTTAAGTAGCGCGTTAAGCAGTGATAGCACACCGGGCGGGTCTCGGTGTGCTATAGCGGACTAACATGCGAGGTGTTTATGCAAGCAATTAAAGCAGGTGACGTTGTTGAGGTTCAAGGGCAGGCGTGGCGCATCAGCCTCCCCGATCTGTGGCAAGGTGCTGACGCACTTACTGCGCTTCCCAAGGATGCGCGTTTCATCCTGATGGCAGGGGATAGCGCCACTCAGGTTGTTGCCCATGGGCGGGCGCATACAATAGTGGACGCGGCGGGACGCGCACGCAGTACCCGTGCATCTTCGCGGGTACTGGTAAGCGACCATTCTGGTCACCCGTATTTTACGATGAGCACTCTATGTGGCGCCTCGTGGCCACCCGCGTGTCGCGTAAGCTGCTGCCCAAGCCGGTTGACCACAGTAAGGTAGCGCAGGATGCTACCGAGAAGCTCAGCGCCACGCTGCGTAGCTTGTGTGATAGTGGCGTGCTGTTCACCAAGCCGCGCGACCGTTTCCCTGGCCCGCAGTTAGCAGACTTCCTCTATACATTGCCCATGGTGGATACAAAGCCGCGTATCAAGAGGCAGCCAATGCCCTTCGATATGGACTACAGCGGACTAGAGGATCGTGTGCTTAGCTTCTTGAAGCCGCCCGCCCCACGCACCCGTCAGCAGCACGACGAAGCACGACGCGACGAGCTGGGCGGCTACCTGGCATCCCGTACCTCGGCACGTCCGCGCCTGGCACTCGATCAGGCGTTGGTCGATGAGTACAATGAGCTGGTCCAGCGCTGCACTCCCACTTCAAAACAGGAGCAACCGACATGAGCAAGTCGAAGTTGAGCAAGGCGAGCGCGGCGCGTGCTGCGCTGCAAAGCAAGGCACGCACCCTGGAGGCGCTGGGTGCTAAACTCAAGGCGTTGCAGGAGAATCAGGACGCTGCTATCGAGGCCGCAGTTGCCGAGCGTACTGCCTCGTTGACTGCCCTGCTCAATCATCGGCGTGATGAGTTTCGCCGGGTGCGCGCCGAGCTTACAGAGTTCAGCACTCGCTGTGGCGCGGCCGAGTACAAACTCCGGCTAGCACGCTACGATCTGGAACTGGAGCGCAAGGGCCTTGCCTGGGCCACCGGACGCCTGACCGAAGTGACCAAGCGCAAGAACCTGTATCGTGCCATCTGCATCGTGCTCGGTGTACAGGCACTGGGCAGCGCGCTGTCGATCTACCTGACTATGGCTGTCCTGTAATGGCCCTGCCAACTGCCGAGTGGCTGCACCATGCGCAGCGTCTCGCGGTTGGCCAGTCTGCTCGCGTGCGACACCGCACCGAAACGACCGCCGCGCTGACAGTCAAGAATCTACCTGACCGCTGGACGGCCTGGTGCCACCGCTGTAACCAGGGTGGTGTCCAGATTAAAACGCATGCCGTGCTTGGCCGTATACCTGATCAGAAGGCATTCATGCCCTGGCCCGATGACGCTAAGCCGCTAACCGAGTGGCCGCTGTATGAGCAAGAGACACTGTTCAAACTACTCCTTACAAAAGGAGTTGATCTGCAAGTACATCTTGCGGGCGTACCCATCTGGTATTCTCGTAAACAAGGCCGATTGCTGCTGGGTTCCCGCCTTGGCTGGCTGGGCCGTGCTACGAGAAATCAACTACCGAAGTGGGCTGGCTACGGCTACCCAGCTCCTGCATATGCAGCAGCGCCGGGACCGATTGTTAGAGCTGAGGCCGTGGTTGTCACTGAGGATTATCTCAGCGCCCTCAAGGTTCGCTGGGCGTTGCGCGATAAACCCGGCATCACTGCCCACGCTGCCCTCGGCACCACGCTCAGGGACAAGCACCTTGCCGACCTCCTTGAGCATGGCTGTACGGGCCTATGGTTGATGCTTGACGGCGACCTGGGCGGTGATAAGGGTGTCGAGCGAATCGCCCGTAGAGCGCGTGGTATGGGCCTTCCCGTGCGTGTTCTACAGTGCCCGCGAGGGTACGATCCGAAGGACTTAGACCGCGCAGCACTGCGCTCAATCTGTGAGGAAATCTATGGAAGTTCCGCTGTTACAGGCGCTACGTGACCGGGACAAATACCGGTTGCTGGTGCAGGCCGTCCCGCGTGAAATGATCGGGCAGGAGGCGGGGTTGATGCTGGACTGGTTCCGCCTGTACTACGATCAGTACAGCGGGCACCAGCGCATCGACCTCGACGCCCTGGACACGTTGATCAAGCTGCGCGGTTCCTCCTACACGTCCGAGCAGATGGCACTGGTCAAGGGGCTGGTCAACCAACTGCGTCGGCCCATCGAAGAATCAACAGTCAACGGCGTGGTGGGACAGCTCATGGAGCTGGACCTGTCGGGCCGTACTGCTGCCTTGGTCGCACGCTTTCAGGCGGGCGAAGACATCAACCTGACCTATGAGCTATCGAAGCTCGCGCAGGATGCCAAGCAACGGTTGCAACAATCCGCGCCTACCGACTGGATTGACGAGGACATCGTAGACATCCTCAACGACGAAGCTGGCGACCACGGTATCAAGCTGCCTACCCTGCTGCTGAGCCAGTCAATTAAGGGCCTGCTCGGTGGCGCGTCGGTAGCAGTGGCTGCTCGACCGGACAAGGGCAAGACTTCGCTCATGGCGAAGATCGCTACGTTCTGTGCGGCTCAAATCCCGAACCACTTCGATGATGATCGCCCGCTGCTGTGGCTCAACAACGAAGGCAAGGGCCGGCGCATCTACCCGCGTGTTTACCAAGCGGCGCTGGACTGCACGGTCGATGAGCTGTACGAGTTCAGCAACCAGGGCGTGCTGATCCCGAAGTACACCGCTGCGATGGGTGGGCGCAAGGACCGGGTGCGGATTAAGGATATGCACGGTGCAAACCTGGCGCAGATTGAGCAGGTGATCGAGGCGATGAAGCCTTGTATCGTGATCACCGACATGCCAGCGAACTTCAAGCTGCCCGGTGGTGGGAACGGCGGTAACAAGGCCGACGAAATTGAGCAGAAGTGGCAGGAGCTGCGCGAAATGGCAGTGCGTCACGACTTCATTCACTTCGGCACCTGCCAGATTAGCACCGAGGGTGGTAACATGCTGTTCCCACCGTACTCTGCGCTCAAGGATTCCAAAACCGGCATCCAGGGTGCGACCGACATCATCATCATGATGGGTGCGCTCGATAGCGCCGGGCAGCAGGTGCTGCGTGGGCTGAGTACGCCAAAGAACAAGTACGCCATGGCAGGACAACGCAGCCACGTTGAGGGTGAGGTGCAGTTCGACGCTGCCCGGTGCCAATTCAGAGAAGGAGATAACGCATGACTGATTCCGCTCGCGGTTCGGGGCGTACTACACTGATGCTCTGCCAAGCAATGCGTCATATCCGCGCGGATGGTCGCGCGGTCGTTATCTGTCATAACAGGGTGGGCGTAGATTATGCCCGCAATATCTGGCGTGACTTATTCGGAAGGCCAGACGGCACTCTTGTCCACTTTACTACACCAATGGACATCGACGCACGGCTACACTCAGTATCTCCTGGTATTTGGCGGGAGCGCGGAGGCCGTAAGGACTGGGTTGCCTTTTACGATCATTATACCCAGGAGGCTGCGCTTATGCAGCTTGACGCCCGGTACAAAGACCTCGAAGACGAACGCCAGCGCGTGCTGGCATGGCGCACTAAGTAAGGAGCTACGCATGAGCACAGTCAAAGAACGCATCGCCAACCCGGACTGCCACCGCGCAGTGAACTACAACGAGAAGGCCATTCAGAAGCTGCTCGACAAGTACGGCTACATCATGGCCGGTATCAAGGTCGATGGCCTGCGCTGCCATGTCTTCTGGCGTGACGGTCGCATTGCCTTCACGACCCGGGAGGGTATTGAGTTCCTGGCCCTGGCGAACTGCCGCAGCTACTTCGAGCAGCACTGGGAGAACACCTGGCGCCTGGACAAGCGCCTCGTACTCGACACCGAGGTATGGTTGCCTGGCGTACCCTTCGAGGAAACCAGCGGCCTGCTGCGCCGCGCCGAAGCGCTTGACCTCAATGGCGATAAGCGCCCGCAGTTCGTAGTGCTGGACCTGCTACCGTTCTCTGTGCTGGAAGGCACCGCCCCCACCGACTTCGTGACCCCAGCCTTTGAGCTGCGGCATACCGCTATCGTGTCCCGCTTCCCGCGCCCCTTCGGCACTGGCTTGGCTGGTGGTGCGCCTATCGTCTGCGAGTCCGTGGCCCGTGTCGAGAGCATCGACAAGCTGATCGAGACCTACAAGGTAGCGCGCAGCCTGGGCTACGAGGGCCTGATCGTCAAAGACCCTAAGCTATCCGTGCGCAATGGTAAGGTCAGCGGCATGTGGAAGCTCAAGCCTGGATGCGGTGCTGACTTCGCACCGGGCTGGGAAGGTGACGGCAAGATCGTCGGCTATGTGTGGGGCGAGCACGGCAAGGCCAATGCAGGTAAGATCGTGGGCTTTCGCGTAGCGCTGGAGGACGGCACCGAGGTCAACGCCACCGGGCTGACGCAGGCGCAGATCACGGAGTACACGACGAGCTACCACGCGCAACTCGAAGGCGGTGGCTATGCGCCCGAAGATGGGTTCGCTCGTGGGCGATACGCTGAGGTACATGCTATGGAGAAGACCAGCAAGGGCAGCCTGCGGCACCCGCGCTTTGTGCGCTTCCGCGATATGGATTACGCACCAGGGGTGAAGGCATGAGCGGCCAAGTATTCGTCGGTGTCTTAATCGGCGGTGTTGCAAATGGGCGGCGCATTAAACTCCGCGATAGTCGTCAAGACTATGAGTTGGCAGAGTTACCCATGACCCAGCCCATCACGCATAATACCTCCGCGCCCATTAAGTGTAACGTCATGCGATATCGCTATGAGGTATTCTTTGGTGAGGGTCACAACCTGTTCCTCAAACCGACGGGCATGCCCTATGACGCCGCCATCCGCGAATTGTTCAACGGCTACCGCCACGAGGTGCTCTGATGAAATCCTACGTACTTGACCACCCTGTTGGGTGGGTCGCGCTGTTCTGGAATCCACACCTGCCCTGGCGCCGTCCGCGTATGGACCGCTGGACGCAGGTGCAGTGCATCAACGCCGGGCGCGTGAGCATCGGCTTCGGGTGGCACTGGCCACCGAGGGCACCGGTATGCGGTTAGTCGTTGGTGAGGACGGGACGCCGTTCCTACACGGGGCGCAGGGTTGGACCATTGCGGGTGTGCATACATACCGGCTGGGTTACGCTGTTGTTGTGTCGCGGCTAAGCCCAACCCGAGCATGCCTTAGCACGTACAGGACTGTGCGCAATAAGAACGTCGCCGTGAGCCTGGCCCACCGCGCACTACAGGGGTACGATATATGAAGCGTTTAATAGAGTGCTTCTGGTACAGGGGTGCGCTTCGTCGCGTGCCTAGACGCAAGGGGCCTATCAATAACCCTACTGGACCAACCTCATTCTTTGGTCTGCTAGTCAACCCTAGCGCCCTTTGGTTGGGTGCGCACTACAGCCCAGGGCATAAGCGGTGGTGCATCAACCTGCTGCCCTGCGTAACGCTGTGGTGGACCAAGCCGGGAGGACAGCTGCCATGAGCGAAGTCCACTTCCGGGTGACACAGCAGGTAGTTACCGACTTGACGCGGTGCCTCATTGATCGGGGAGCAAAAAACTACATTGAAGATCACTACACGGTAACTATTGAAGGCAGTACGCCAACGACGGCGGTGATCACAGTTCAGTACACAGACAAGCCGTCACCTCACGAGCTGCGCGTGCAGGTCGAGCAGGAACGCGACCAGCTCCGCGCCGATAATGAGCGGCTGCGCGGGATCATTAACGAGGTGCATGGCTGGGCGGTGTGCGGCGCAATTGCCGCTCCGGACGATATGGCACAGAACCTGCCCCGTATTTGCGAAATAACTGCGCCGCCTGCCGTACCGGCCAGCAAGGAGTATGACCATGCGCGTCCGCAGGGTAAGTGCAACTGCGTAGGTTTATGCGCACAACGTGGCCTTGCATCTGATGAGGCTAGTCGGGAATGTCGCTTAGTATACCCACCGGAGGATAAGCTATGAGGGTGCGTATCCTCGACCTCGAAACACAGAACCATCCGTATCTCGGCGCAGTGGCATCGCCGCATTGCCCGGACAACTACGTTGTCGAGGCGGGCTGGCGCGACGACCAAGACGCCCAGCCAGGCCCGGTGCAGTCCCGCCGCTTCAACAGCTACGCCGAGTGGGTAGCCGACCGCGATGCTGAGCGCTCCGACTGGTTCAACCTCGACGGCGTGGACATCCTCGTCTGCCACAACGCCATGTATGAGCTGAGCTGGTTCATCACGCACTACCAGCGTGAGTTTCTGCCCTTCCTCAAGCGGGGTGGCCGCGTGCTCTGCACCCAGTTGGGCGAGTATCTGGTGACGCACCAGCAGGTGACGTACCCCGCGCTTGGTGAGACTGCCCCGAAGTATGGCGGCACCGCCAAGATCGACGCCGTGAAGATGGAGTGGGAGCGCGGTGTGCTCACCGCTGACATTGACCCGGCCCTACTGCACGAGTACCTCTGCGGCCCATCCGGTGACATCGACAACACTGCCCGCTGCTTCTACGGCCAGATGGAATACATGGTCAAGATGGGCATGTGGCGCATGTTCCTTGAGCGCTGCGAGGGTATGGTCTGCTTCGCATTCTGCGAGGCGGCTGGCCTCTATGTCGATCAGCAAGTGGCCCATGCCAACCTGCGTGAGCAGGAGGCTGAGCTGGCTGCTATCTCTGCCGAGGTCAAGAAGCTGCTGCCCGAGTTGCCAGAGCACTTCGAGTTCAACTGGGGTTCAGACTTCCACGTATCAGCCCTGCTGTTCGGCGGCGAGGTGAAGTATCAGCAGCGTGTGCCGCGCACCGATGCCGATGGCAACATCATGTACGAGAAGGCCGACTGCTACCGCTTCGGCAAGGACTTCTACGCCCACATCGAGCACATCACTGATGAGGACGCCAGCGCCTACGTGCAGGAGCACGGCAACATCGACCGCTACTCGGCAGGTAAGAACAAGGGCCAGCCGAAGGTACACAAGGTCGTGACCACCACGCCGCAGACCAAGTGGGAGGACACTACGTTCCGCTTCACCGGCCTGCTGCCGATCAAGGCCATGCCCAAGGTGCTGGCGGACAAGTTCGCCTTCGACCCTAATGCCCGGCGCAATGGCGAGTACGTTGGTAAGCGCTTCCTGCCCTGCGGCACGCCGGTCTACAGCACCGGTAAGGAAGTGCTTGAGGCCCTGAGCGTGCATGGCTTCGCAGCCGGCAAGTTGCTCCACCGTCTCGCGCAGTTGGAGAAAGACAACGGCACGTATTACATCAGCTATGAATATAACAAGGACGGCTCGGTCAAGAAGACCAAGGGCATGCTGCAATACGTAGGGCCGGATGGGATCATCCATCACGACTTGAACGTAGCGGCCACGGTCACTGGGCGCTTGTCCAGCAGCAAGCCGAACCTCCAGAACCTGCCGCGTGGTGACAAGGACGACGAGGGTGTTGCATCGTCCAAGGTCAAGGAAATGTTCACGTCCCGATTCGGGGCGGACGGTTCGATCCTTGAGGTGGACTACACCGCGTTGGAAGTCGTGATGCTCGCGGCGCTGTCCGGTGATGAGGCGCTGCTCAAGCACTTGCAGAATGGTACGGACATGCACTGTCTGCGCCTGGCTGCCAAGCTCAAGCGCCCCTACGAGGAAATCCTCGGCATCGTCGCTGACAAGAAGCACTCCGAGCACAACAGCATCAAGCGCCAGCGTACCGAAATCAAGCCGCCGAGCTTCGCCGCCCAGTACGGCGCGTCGGCTGCGGGTATCGCCTTCGCCACTGGTGTGACTGTCGAATACGCCGAGGAGTTCCTGGCCACCGAGGCCCGTCTGTTCCCTCGCGCTATTGCCTTCCGCGAAGTAGTGCGCGGCGAAGTAGTGCGCACCTCGGCGCTACCGGGCGGCTTACAGCGAGAAATGGACGACGCCGGTGTCTACCGCACGTACCGTCGCGGCTACTACCAGGCCGATGGTGGTACGTGCTACAGCTTCCGCCAGTTCGAGCAGTGGAACGCAGAAACACGCCGCCGCGAAATGGACTTCAAGGCTACGCAGATCGCTAACTACTGGTGCCAGGGTGAGTCGGGCTACCTGATGACCCTCAGCGCCGGTCGCGTAATGCGCTGGTTAATCCACCACCCGGCATTCCTCAAGCATGTGTTCATCGTGAACAACGTGCATGACGCCCTCTACCTCGACCTCCACAATGACTACAAGCGGGAAATTGCCCTGGCGGTCAAGGCCATCATGGAAGATGCTCCGCGCTACATGTCCGAGCAGTTGGGCTACAACATCAGCCATGTACCCTTCCCGGCAGTAGCCGAGGCAGGGCCAAGCATGGCCGTCAAAGCAGTCGTCGTTTAACAACACAGGAGAAGCACTATGTCACGTCTTCAACAGATTCAACAGCAAGCCGCCCAGGTAGCAGAGGTCGGTATCGACATGAGCCAAACCAGCACGGGTGGTGGCGGTGGTCGCCGTCTCCTGCCCGCTGGTAAGGCGCTCGGTCGTTTCGTGTTGTACCGCGAGTTCGGTAAGCAGGCCCGCGAATACCAGGGCACGGCGAAGGCCGCAGCGATGGAAGTCCGCCTCGGCTTCCTGCTGTGGGGTAAGGGCGACCCGCAAGGTCCTGACACCCCGGAGAACCTGTACCACTACGTCAAGGAAGGCGTGGTCAAACCGGGCTTCATCGAGAGCTACGGTATGTCGCTGGGCAACAACGAGCGCAGCAAGACCAAGATCGCCTTCGACAAGATGAACTTCAAGGGCACGGCCAAGCGCTTCATCGAGCTGCTGGACCAGGCGTACATCGTCCCGATCAAGGTGGTGCAGCCCAAGTCGAAAGACGGTAAGCCGCGCAACGAAGTCGATTGGGGTGGCATCCTGCCGCCGAACTGCCCAGTATCCGGCCAGCCCTACCCGGTGCCGCCAGCAACCGATGATGACTACAAGGTCTTCCTGTGGGATGCCCCGCTGAAAGAAGACTGGGACGCCATGTTCATCGAAGGCGTTAACGACAAGGGCAAGTCCAAGAACTTCCTGCAAGCCCGCTGCATCGAAGCGACCGACTTTGAAGGTTCGCTGCTCCAGCAGATGCTCGGTGGCAACCTGCCGGACCTCGATGTCGAGGGCGAAGAAGGCGACGAGAGTGACGCGCCTGCTACCGAGACTGCACCGCCTGCCGTACCGGGTGTGCCCACTGACGTGCCATTCGACGGCGGCGTTCCATCCGTGCCGGTCGTAGCTGAGACAGCGCACGCTGCCACCGCGACTGTTGCTACGGTCGCTATGCCCAGCGTACCGGGTATCCCAACCATCCCCGGCATGTAATGCGGACGCACTGGCGTGGTGTTGAGCTGGCGGGTTTGCCCCCGCAGTTCGACACCCCGGTGCCTGGGCGCACGCTCATCCTCGACGGGGATGGGCCTGCCTACCGCGCCGCCTCGACCGTCAAGACATTACCCACGGCAATCCGCCGCTACGTGACGCTGGTGCTGGAGGCCATGTACCTGGCCAACTGTGACAGCGTGCGTATTCACCTCACAGCCAAGGGTAGCAAGAAGGCCCACCGTGGCCTGTACCCTACGTTCTGGCCATACCAGGCCAAGCGTGCAGGCAAGGCTAAGCCAGCGCTGCTGGAGCCGCTACGCAACGCCATCTTCGACGCGGTGAACAACGAGCATGAGCTGATCCCACCGGGTTGGTTCTGTGAGCTGCACCACTACTGGGAGGCTGACGATGGGATCATCATGGATGGCGCGAGCTACCGGGATACCTGCGTGGTCTACAGCGAAGACAAGGACATGCGGCTGACGCAAGCACCCTACTTTGAAATGAGCACCGGCCTAGTTGACTTCATCGACAACCGCTTTGGCTACATTGCGGAAGCGTACACCGATGGCGGCACTCTCAAGGTCAAGGGGCATGGCACCAAGTTCTTTTGGGCGCAGATGCTCATGGGTGACTCGGCAGACCGGGTACGTGGCCTGGACCGTTACGAGGGTAAGCTCATCGCTGAGCGCGGGGCACTAGATGTGCTCATGCCGATCAAGGACGAGAGCGAAGCAGCCAACCATGTGCTGTGCGCCTTTGCCAAGATCAAGCAGAACCCGTTAGCTGAGGCCGAAATGCTGTGGCTGCGCCGGTCCCACGAGGACTGCGCTTACCGCTACCTTACCGAGCTGGACCTCCTACCGCCGCTTCGGCAGTGGCTGGATGACCTGCACGGTTATCACCAACAAGTGCTGGCGCTTCGGCTTGCAGCACAGGAGGATGACGATGCGTGAGCTACGCGAGCTATTCCCCGGCGCTGCCTTCTTCCTGACAGGTAGTCGCGTCATCGGGGCGGACCACCCGGATAGCGATTTGGATGTCTGTGTCCTTGCAGAAACCGAAGGTATGCCCTATGAGTTGTTGGAGCAGATGTCCTTCGATAAGGACGCTGATCGTATCATGGGCTATGACACCGATGGCCTAGCGATCACCTTCCGCCTGCCTTTTCAAGGGTTATCCTTGAACGTGCTGGTAATGCGTGACCGTGAATACTTCCTCAAGTGGTACGCTGCTACCGCTATTATGTTACAGACGCCAGCGGATTATCAGCAGCGTGAAGATCGCGTAAGTCTGTTCCGTGCCATCTGCGGGGATTAACATGGATGAGCTACGCTTACTACCTGGCGGCGTACCGCCAAAGCCTATTGCAGCGCCTAGCGCCGCTGGAGTGGGAGTTCTCCCGCCGCAGCAAACCATCCCGTGTGAGGCTCCTGCACAGGTTGCAGCGCTACTGGACCAGGGCACAGCTCGGCAACTGAGCCGCATCCCGCGCTCCAACCTCAAGGCTATGACCGTCAAGTTCCTCAAGGATCAGGGTGGTGTGTGCGCTATCTGCGGACGACCTATCGACTTGCGCATCCTGCGTGAAGGCGTAGTGGATCATGACCACAATACCGGCGAGGTTCGTGGCGTGCTGCACCGCTCATGCAACGGCGCCGAGGGTAAGGTAGCCAACGCTGCCGGGCGCTGGGGTGCGGGTGGTATGGACTACGCCCTGATCATCCCGTGGCTTGAGCGCATGCTGGCCTACCTCAAGAAGCCGGGTACTGGCTACATGTACCCGACACACAAGACCCCGGAAGAAAAGAAGCAGGCTCAGGCTGCTGCACGAAAGCGCACCCGCGCATCCACCCAAGCACGGGCCAAGGTCCGCAGCATGAAGAAGGAAACATAATGGCCCGTATCAAACGAAGTATGTTCACCGATAGCGAAATTCGCGAGGCGGCTCGCAGCTATATGGCGTCTACCAACTGCGAGACCAGCTATAGCACGTTGGTCAACGCCGTGGCCGCAGCCCTAACGGCGCTAAATCGTGGTGCTGTGTCTGCTGCGACTTGTCGTTACTGGCTGCGCCAGCTCAAGATGTTGCCTGACAAGACGCCAGGCGCTCCGCGTGGCCCGTACACCAAGGCGCAGCCCGCACCGCCCGTCGAGTCTCGCGGTCCGCAAATCCTCAGTCTCGACATTGAGACCAGCCCTATCGAGGGCCGCGTGTGGGGCCTGTTCAAGCAGAACGTGGGCCTCAACCAGATTGTCAAGGACTGGAACCTGTTGAGCTTCTGCGCCAAGTGGCTGCACGACGAGGAACCTATCTACCACGACCTGCGTGATGCCGAGAACATTGCCGACGACTCCATCCTGTTGCACAAGCTGTGGGCGCTGCTCGATCAGGCCGACATCGTGATCGCACAGAATGGCAAGCGCTTCGACGTGCCGAAGATCAATGCCCGCTTCGTGGCCCTTGGCCTGTTGCCGCCGTCGCCTTACAAGGTGATCGACACCCTGCTGATGGCCAAGCAGCAGTTCGGCTTCACCAGCAAGAAGCTGGAGTACATGACCGACAAGTTGTGTACCACCAAGAAGCGTAAGCACGAGCGCTTCCCTGGCATGGAGCTTTGGAATCAGTGCTTGGCGGGCAACCCGGAAGCCTGGGAAGAAATGCGCGTGTACAACATCGACGATGTTATCTCGATGGAAGAACTATACCTGATCATGCGCCCCTGGTATGTTGGACACCCCAACGTAGCCATCTACTACCGCGATCAAGAAGCCACACAGCGTTGCCCGAAGTGCGGCAGCACCGACATCAAGCAGGACGGCGTAACGTACACCCAGTCGGGCGAGTACGAGCGCATGCACTGCGGCGGTTGCGGCGGTTGGAGCCGTGGGCGTTATACACTCAACAGTAAGGAGGTACGCCGTGTCCTGCTCTCGAATTAAAGTACAAGTGGTCACTACGGTTCAAGAAGGGTCGCGTCACTTGATCGGGCGTGTATATGACCTGGATGAGCAAGGTGTTGCATATGGTTACGGCGGCAAGCTCAACTACAAGAAACTCCAACTTGTGCCGCTTGTCTCCGGACCTAACGGGGAGCGTGTGTGGGAGAATGACAAGGTTCGTGTGCAGGAACTAAAGTGCCCCAACAACCACTGCTCGCCGGGCAACCACTGCGGCAGCTACCCGAGCTGCAAGCACGATTCTGCACCCGCCAAGCCTGACCAGGCATTCAAGGCCGATGCCGGTAAGCCCCGCTTCGAGTTGTTGATGGACGGCATGCCGAACACACTGCTCGACGTAGTGTCGGTGCTGACCTGGGCGGTGCAGGACAAGAAGGATGCGCCGTGGCCGGAAGGCGGTAAGGGCTACGTGCCGCACTCCTGGCGCGAAGTGCCGGAGGCCAAGCGCCGCTACCGTGCCGCCATGCAGCGTCACGAGAACGCCATTGCGCGTGGTGAGGTCAACGATCCTGAGAGCGGCCTGCCGCACCGGGCACACGTAGCGACGAACGCCCTGTTCCTGGCTGAGCTGGATCACCTGTACCCGGACGATAAGTGATGGAGCGCGCCTGCTTCAACTGTGCCCATCGCTGGCGACCCATGCCACACCCAATGCGCGGTGGGCACCGCGCATACATGTGCATGGTCCCTGTAGCGGGACCGGATCGCGTGAGCGGTGCAATGGAATACGACAAGTGCTGCGTTGCAATTGACTCCGCGCTGTGTCGGGCCAACTTTAAACCGACGCTAATTGCGCGTCTGAAAGAGGTATTCACATGAAGTCCACCTACGCACAACTGAGCGACGATATGCAAGCAGCTTGCGACACCGGCAATGTCGGTGACGCCAAGCTGGTCCGCAAGCTGGCCGAAGATGCCCTGCTCGATGGGCAGCTCACGATCCAACAACGGGCCGACATCGAGGCCGACTTCGACACCGCCTTCCCCGACGAAATCTAAGGAGCCGCCGTGCAGTTGGTTGACGATCAAATCGCAGCAGAGAATGCCGACTCGGTAGACGCCGAGGCATCCGCCATCAAGGCCCTTCACGAGAACCTCGGGCAAGGCAACATCGACAAACTGCCCAAGGCAAAGCTGCTGATCGCCAACCTATTCCCGCATGTGCTGGCTAGCATCGAGGCGGATCAGCAGGTGGTAGCCCGTGGCCGTAGCGCGAAGTGCAAGGGCTGGCTCCGCGCTATCCCGGCGGATGTTGCTAGCGTTATTGCCATGCGCTGTGCGCTGCGCCTCGTGCTCGGTGGTGGCTTCAAGACTCTCGACGGCGCCTTTGGTGCCACGTTCCAGCGTATCTCTGTCGCTATCGCCCGTGAGTGGGTGATGGAGGTGCAGATTCGCCAGGCCGAGAAGATCAACCCGATGTACTACCAAGCGGCTATGCGTGGCCTGGACCGGGCCAACGTCAGCAGCCGCAAGCACATTCAGATGACTGTTCAGCGCGTCGTCAAGAACACGCTGGATGGCGTCTACGATTGTCCGCTGTGCGAGCAGGACTTGCTACAGCTCGGCAAGTTCGGCCTTGACGCCTGTGTCAATGCCGGACTGCTGGAGGTCGAGCGCAGCCGTGGGCAGCAGGGGATCATCGTTGTGTACCGCTTGCCGGTGCGCATTGCGGAGTTCCTCGGGGACGCACAAGCAGCCGCCAGGCTGGCCCCAATGAACCACTCACCGATGCTGGCACCACCCCTACCATGGGAAGGGCTAGCCGGTGGCGGCTTCTACACGGAGCGCAAACAAGTGCGTGCCCCGCTCGTGGCTTATCGGCGCAAGGTTCGCCGCAGTGCTTTGCGTGACTACCGCGAGGCGTGCAGCCAGATGCCGATGGTGTATCAGTATTGCAACTACGTACAGTCAACTGCCTTCACTATGGACGATGCGATGTTTCAGCACGTCCAGCGCGTATGGCAGGCTGGAGGCGGCGCCCTTGGTATCCCATTGGTAAGAGCGCCTGAGAAGCCCGCATTCCCGTTCGGGGAGTCCTGGGAGAAGGCCACTGCTAGCGAAGAAGACCTACGCACGTTCCAGAACTGGAAGCGGGCGACTACCCGTTGGCACGAGGCGGTGCGCAAGCATCGCAGCACGTTATGGGAAATGGCCAATTTCGTGAAGCATGCCCGCAAATACAGTGGCAAACCCGTGTACTTCCCGGTATTCCTCGATAGCCGGGGCCGACTGTATTACCGCTGCACTCCCAACCCGCAAGGCAGCGATGCAGCCAAGGCTGTATTGCACTTCGCAGATAAGAAGCCGCTCGGCAAGGATGGTGTGTTCTGGCTCAAGGTGCATATCGCCAACTGCTTCGGCTTCGACCAGCCGCAGTTCAAGGACCGGGCAGCCTGGACTGACGAGCACTGGGACCGCCTGGTAGGTGCTCTGGAGCGTCCCGAAGACTCCGGAGTATACGACTCAGCGGACAGCCCACTATGCGCCTTAGCGGGCGTCCTAGAGCTGTCCAGGGCCTATGCCTCCGGGCACCCTGAGAGCTATGAGACCGGCCTGCCGGTACACATGGACGCGACCTGCTCAGGGTTGCAGCACTTCTCCGCGATGTTGCGAGACGAGCGCGGCGGGGCCTTCGTCAACTTGCTACCGGGCGGCACTGCCAAGGCGGACATCTACCGCAAGGTGGCCGAGCTAGCACAGCTCCAGACGGCCAGGGACGCTGCTGGTGGCGTCCTAGAGGCTAAGGCATGGCTTGACTTGGGTGTGCCCCGAGCACTCGCTAAGGGGCCTGTGATGACCTACGTGTACGGCGCGACACTGATGTCCGTCCGCGAGGGTATCGAGGAATGGTTGGCCGCTGAGGGCTGGCGGCACGAGCACCTCATGGCAGGGCCTATGGCGACGTACATGGCCAAGTTGCTGTTTAAGGCTATCGAGGATGTAGTGCCAGCCGCAGCAGCCGCTATGCGCTGGCTACGCAGCCTGATGCGCGAGGTGCCCCGTGACACAGCCGTACAGTGGGTAACGCCGCTCGGCTTCACGGTCAACCACGACTACCAAGAGGAAGACCGCACCCGTGTGCGTGTACGCAGCGCGGGTGTCGAGTACGTGGTGATGTACGTCAAGAAGGATCAGTGCAAGCTCAGCCGGATGCAGAACGCCATTAGCCCGAACTTCGTGCATAGCCTGGATGGCACGCACTTAGGTATGACGGCATTGCGTATGCAGGCAGCAGGGCTGTCGATGGTTTGTATCCACGATAGCTTCGGTACGCACCCATCCGATGCCGGTATTATGCACGAGTGCATTCGCAGCGCATTTATACGGATGTACGAGCGCGATGTACTGGGCGATCTAGCGCACCAACTCGGGGTGTCGGTTCCAGCTTGTCCTACCGGCAGTCTCGATCTGGCGGGTATTAAGGATAGCGAGTTCTTCTTTTGTTAAAGTCACATAATATAGACAAGAGCTGACAAGAACTGACGCTTGAAGTCACATACTGTAGCACAGGAGTAAGGATGCCATGGCACGAGAGGACATTCCAAGACTCACGTTCAGTCAAGAACAATATGATTACTTAGCACAGCTATTCCCCTATGTACCGGTAGAGCCAGGCCAAACGGCAGACACTATCTTCTACAATGCGGGACAACAATCGTTGCTGCGCGTTATCGAGAACCGTATTGGATTCTCACCACGGAAGAATTTCCGTGATAGTTGAGCATCACCGCAATGCGGGTGATGCTTCGATGGGGCAGTGGTTGATGCAGGATGTACTGGACTGCTTCCCCGAAATGACCTGGGTGCGTGATCGAGACACTGCACTGCGGGAAATGGTGCTCTCTACGGAGAGTATACCGCGTGTAGAACTCATTGCGTTCCACGGTAAACGCCCAGTTGGTCTTTGCATACTCGTCTACGAGAATGACCCGCATGTCGGGGACTGCCTGGGCATCCAATGGAACTTCGTACTGCCCGCCTACAGAGGTTATGTAGGGCACAGATTCTTGCGTCGCGCTATCCAGCTTGCCAGAGGTAATGGCTTGAAGGTCCTAGCGTATACACACCGCACGGGATTGGGGCAGTACGCTGTTCACTACCGGAGAATCTGATGGGCAAGAAAGTAAGTAAGGTATTCAACAAGGTGTTAAAGAACACGGTCGGCGGTAGCTCAGGCATCTTCGATCAGTTCCTTGGCACCGACTTCACCGGCAAGAAGGCCGATGCTGCCAAAGCGGCTGAGGAAGCCCAACGCCGACAGGAGCAGTTGCTTGCCAACGCTAACGTGGACCTCGGCTTGAACAACGCCGCAGTCGCAGAAGTAGGTGGTACAGCGGACCTGATGAGCGACACCACGAAGCGCAAGCGCCGGACAGGTACTGGCGGTATCGCAGCAAGCCTTGGGATTAACGTCTAATGCGCGCCCTGGCAAGCAAGCTGTGGCAGTCCCACCGCGACGAAACCATTGTTCGGAAATGCGAGCAGTACGCCCAGTATACCTTGCCGGGCATGTTCGTTGACCCATTGCAATCAACGCAGAAAGTGCAGCACGACTTCCAATCCGTTGGCGGGCTGCTCACCAACAACCTGGCATCCAAGCTAGTAGGGGCACTGTTCCCTGCTGGCGTACCGTTCTTCAAGAACGTGCCGTCCGACGAGCTGGCCGCTGCTGCTAAGCGGCAGGGCGTGGACATGCAGGTGGTGTCTGCGCAGTTAGCCCAGCTTGACCGCGAGGCAGCCGAACGGTTGTTCCTCAATGCGGCTACGGCCAAGCTGACGCGGGCAATCAAGCTGCTGATCATCACCGGCAACGTTCTGATGTACCGCGAGGGCACCACGGCGAAGTTCACCGTATGGAGCCTGCGCAGCTTTGTAGTACAGCGCGTTGCTAACGGCGACTGGCGGACCATCATCCTCAAGCAGCGTTTCCAGATTGATGAGTTGCCGGAGAACCTGCGCAACGACTACCTCGCCAAGAACCAGCAGGCGATGGAGCGGATGGACACCAACGTCGAGCTGTTCACGGTCATTGAGAAAGCGCCGGGTATGCTCAACCCACGTGTCGTCGTGTGGAACGAGATTGACGGTAAGCGCTGTGGTCCTGAGTCGAGCTACCCCGAGCACCTTAGCCCGTGGGTACTCGCTACTTGGAACTTGTCGGATGGTGAGCACTACGGACGTGGGTTGGTCGAGGACTTCACCGGGGACTTCGCCAAGCTCAGCCTGGTGTCTGAACAGCTCGGCCTGTATGAGCTGGAAGCACTGACGCTGCTCAACCTCGTTGATGAGGCAGCGGGCGGTGTTGTCGATGAGTACCAAGATAGCGACACCGGCGACTATGTGCGCGGCAAGACAGGTGCAATCACCTCCTACGAGCGGGGCGACTACAATAAGATTGCGGCGATCCGCAGCTCTCTTGCTGAGGTCATCCAGCGGCTCAGTGCGGCGTTCATGTATGTCGGCAACACCCGTGATGCCGAGCGTGTCACGGCGGAAGAAATCCGCGCCACGGCCCGCGAGGCAGAGAACACCCTCGGTGGTGTGTACTCCCTGTTGGCCGAGCAGTTGCAGGTGCCACTAGCGTATCTGACCATGCTCGAAGTGCGCGGCGACTTGCTGGAAGGGCTTGTCAGCAAGATGTACAAGCCGAGCATTATCACTGGTATCCCTGCGTTGAGTCGGGCTATCGCCGTCCAGAACCTGTTAGCGGCAACCCAGGAAGCTGCCGCAATCATCCCACCGCTGGTTCAGCTCGATGACCGTATCGACCCGAAGAAAGCGATGAACCTGATTTACAACAGTCGCAGCGTGGACACCTCGCTGCTGTTCAAAGACCCCGAGGTACTGGCGGCAGAGGCCGAAGCGAAGAAGCAGGCAGCGGACATGGCGGAACAAGCCAGCAGCGCTTCCCTGGTATCGCAAGGCGCTACCGTGCAGGACAGCCTCCAACAATTAGGATGACCCATGAGCGATAACGTACAGCAACTCCCGGCAGGTTTGGCAGGCCGCGCAGCAGCGGCAGTGAGCGCACCAGCAGCCCCGGCACCCGCCCCATCACCGCTGCCGGTGGCCCCGGTTGATACCGGCCCGGTGCTGGCACCCGCTCCGGCCCCGGCGGCCCCGGCAGCGCCCGTCGCCCCGCCGAGCAACCCGATGCTATCCAGCGCCAGCCAGCCGAAGCCTGCCGAGGCACCTGCCCCGGTAGAGCCGGTTGCCCCGGTGGAACCGCCCAAGGTTGAGCCTGCTGCACCGATCAGCTCCGTCACTGAGCTGGCAGGTCATCTGGCGAAGGATGCCGCTATTGCCCCGGCTGTGTCCTATCTGGACGCGGTGTGCAAGGACGAGGGCCTGGATGTTGCCCGTGCGTTCGGTAGCGCTGCTGATGAGCTGGATGCGCGCTTCATCGACAAGCATTACCTGATCGAGAAGCTGGGCGAAGAAAAGGCGAACACGCTGATCAAGGTCGCAACCGACAGCATTGCCTACGTCCAGACCTACAACGACGAGAGCCTCAAGCAAGTCTACGCTACCACTGGCGGTGAAGATCAGTTCCGTGCTGCCGCGAATGCCTTCAACAGCAAGGCCGACCCGGTAGAGAAAGCCACCCTGATCGACCTGCTGAACTCCGGCGTCCGCGACAAGATGCTTTATGCTGCGCAGAAGATCGCCCAGTTCGGCGCCCAAGCCGGTGCCATCATCCAGCACAACCCGCAGGCCATGGGCCAGCCCGGTAGCCAGCGCGGCCTCAGCCGCGACGAGTACACCAAGGCGATCAGCGAGCGCAACATCAGCCCGGAGAAGTACGACGAGTTGAAAGCGCTGCGTCGTTTGGGTATGCAGCAGGGCCTACGTTAAAGTCACATACCGTAGCAATAACAGACGCCGCATATAGCGGTCGCCACCATTACCTGCCGCACCCATCACGGGTTGCGGTAGGTGTGCAAAGGAGCAAGTATGACTGCACTGACTGAACTGACCCGTCCGCATTGGGGTGGCCCGAACTCCGACGTGGACATCCACCTCGAAGAACACATGGGCATCGTGGACAAGACCTTCGCCTACAGCTCGCAACTGGCTTCGGTGATGAACATCCGTAACCTGCGCGGCACCAACACTGCCCGCCTGGACCGCTTCGGCAACGTCACCGTCGGTGGCCGCAAGTCCGGTGAGCCGCTGGTGAACTCGAAGGTGACCAACGGCAAGATGATCCTGTCGGTGGACACCGTGCTGTACCTGCGTCACGAGTTCGACAAGTTCGATGACTGGACCACCGACCTCGACTACCGCAAGGAAATCGCGGAGCTGGACGGCACCGCGCTGGCCAAGCTGTTTGACCAGGCGTGTCTGATCCAGGCGCTCAAGTGCGCCGACTTCGTTGTACCCGCTGGCCTGGCAGGCTCGTTCAATCCGGGCGTCAAGGTTCCTGTGACCATCACCGGCACCGTCGCCTCCGCTGAGGCTGACGCCGACCTGTTGGTTGCTGCGCACCGCAAGTCGCTGGAAGCGCTGATTAACCGCGACCTGGCTGACATGGTGTACAGCGAAGGTATCACCTTCTGTACTCCGAAGGTATTCACCATCCTGCTGGAGCACAAGAAGCTACTGAGTGTCGATTTCCAGGCCCTCGGTGGTGTGAACGACTTCGCTCGTTCCCGTATCGCCATCCTGAACGGCGTGCGCCTGGTTGAAACCCCGCGCATCCCGCAGGCCGCGATTACCACCCACCAGCTCGGCTCGGCCTTCACCGTGTCGGCTGACGAGGCGAAGCGCCAGATGATCACCATCATCCCGTCGAAGACCCTCGTTGCCGCCCAGGTGCATGCCCTGACTTCCGACTACTGGGAAGACAAGCGTGAGTTCTCGTGGGTACTGGATACCTTCCAGTCCTACAACATCGGCCAGCGTCGTCCCGATGCCGCTGCCATTGTAGAAATCACCGGCCTGCCGGCGTAACCCATAACCCCGTCTTGCCCTCTCGGCAGGGCGGGGTTTTTTTGCGTAAGGAGCTACAATGGACACGCTAGAAGCGGTCAACCTTATCTTGCGCAGGATCGGTGAAAGCCCTGTCACGAGCGTTGACGGGCAATACCCGACGCTTGCCATCGCGCTGCCTGCACTCGCAGAAGCCCGCATCACCGTGCTGTCGGAAGGCTACTGGTTCAACACCTTCTATGAGCACGTGCTCCAACCGGACGTTAATGGCCGTATCGTCGTACCAGCGGACACCTTGAAGTTCTTCCCCGAGGATGCCAAGTTCGCCTTCCTGGGCGACTCAGTGGTGCTACAGGACAACGGCTCCCCGGTTGTCGGTGAACCCGTCAAGGGCCGTATGATTATCGACCGGGACTTCGAGAAGCTGCCGGAGCTGGCACGCTATGCGATTGCGTACCACGCAGCCTACGACACGTACCTCAGCGACATCGGCCCCGACGCTACTCTGCAAGAGTTAGATATGAAGCGCCAGATGTACGCGCAGCAGCTTGGTGGTGATCACACGATCAGCCGCAAGCACAACACCCGTACTAAGAAACAACAGCAGCGCCTGCGTCGGGCACTCTGGACCTAAGCGGCACGCCGCAGGAGGTGTATCATCGCTTACAATGAATCCGCCTACACCAACCTCCTGTTTGGTGTCAGCCAGCAATCACCCAAGGACCGCCTGCCCGGCCAACTGGAAGCCCAGGTCAACATGACCAGCGACCTAGTTGCCGGGCTTCGCCGTCGCGCGCCTGTGCAATTAATCAGTGCCCTCGGCAGCTATACCGATTACCGCCGTGTGCTGCAATACAACACCGACATTGGGGGTGTTAGTATCAGTATCGTGATTGATACTGTCAACGGGAACGTTCGCGTCAGTAACGAGCTTACAGGTGCTCTGCTGTATACCGCTACCCGCACCTACCTGATCGCTGCAAGCAGAAAAGACATTCGCTGTGTGACGCTCGATGACGCCGTTTATATCTGCAACGTAAAGCAGAAGCCGACTCTCGTAGACTCTGCTGATATGGCAAGCTACCCCGATCCGTCGCGCTGGGGTTACTTCTACATCCCTACTGGGGCGTACAGCAAAACCTACGAGGTTACACTGACGAACCGGACAACAGGCACGGCCTACACTGTTTCATATACCACCCCTAACGGTACGCAGGCTGCTCATGCAGCTCAAAGTACCCCGGAGTATATTGCGGACCAGCTCCGCATAGCAGCAGTGACCGCGTGGGCACCTGTGGGTGCAGCACTCTACATCACTGGTGGGTATGTTGCCGTCCGAGGTAACGTAGGTACGCAGCTAACCGTATCGTCGTCCTCCGGCACATCTTTTGTGCGTGGTAGTAACGCAGCAAGTATCCGCGACGTTGCTGAGTTGCCTGCTGTACTCCCACCGGCGGCAGTCAATCTCATCATCGCTGTTGGCCCCACCAAAGAAAAGACGTACTACAGATATGATCACCCGCGGCGCGTATGGGTTGAGGATGCCGCCTGGGAGTTCTTAGAGCAACCGTCTAACATGCCTATCCGGCTCACTGTAAGCGGTGGTGTGTACAGCTTAGCGTCAGCCAGTTATGAGCGCCGCAGTGCGGGTGATGAGGACAACAACCCCGTGCTCCGCTGCATCGCTGACGGTATCACTGGGATGGCTGCATTTCAAGGGCGCCTGGTATTGCTCAGCAATGAGTACGTCTGCATGTCTGCGTCGAACAACCCGCTCCGCTGGTTCCGCTCCACGGTCGCCACCCTGGTGGACAATGACCCTATCGAGACCGCTGCGCAGGGTGCTCTGACCTCCCCGTATGAGTGGGCCGAGGCATTCAACAAGGACTTGATCCTCTTTGGTCGCCGTTATCAAGGCGTCGTGCCCGGTAGTAACGTGATTACCCCGCGTAACGCGCAGGTGTCCCTCATGACACAGTACGAGGTTGATACCGCAGCACGTCCAGTAACAGCCGGGCGAAGTGTGTTCTTCGGCTCACCGCGTAGCCTGGGTTTCGTTGGGATGCACGAAATGACCCCGAGCCAGTACACAGATGCCTACTACGAGGCCGATGACGTAACGAACCATGTCCCGCGTTATATCCCTGGGCCATGGCGCTTCCTCGCAGGCAGCACAACTGCTAATATTCTCGTTGGTGGTTTCACTGGGGATGCAAACGCACTGTTAGTTCACGAGTACCTGTGGGCAGGTGGGGAGAAAGTGCATGCCGCGTGGCATCGGTGGGAGTTTGCGTGGCCAGTAGTTGACGCATACTTTTCCGGGGATGTACTGATCGCGTTGTTCGCTATCGACGGCACCTTGTACCTGTGCCACGTAGATGTGCAGCGGGGTGCTGGTGTAGATGGGGCACAGGATGGACGTCTAGACTTCCACCGTTATATCGTATGCACTGTGCCAGGGGAACTACGCCTACCCCTATACATGCAGCAGTTGGGTGTAATGCACGCCTTCAAAACTGGCGGTACAGGCACCTATCTTGGGCAGGCGCTTCCCCCCGGTGCTGTTGTTGGTGCGGACTACGTGGTGTCCTGTATTGGTGCTGCCGTGGGGGATATTTATCAAGTCGGCTGCACGTACCGCAGCAGTGCTATACCTACCGCCCCTGTGATCAAGGACGCCAAGGGCGTACCTATCACAACGAGCCGTGCAGTGCTGCACCGCTGGCGTGTGTCTCTTGCTAACACGGGCCGATTCACCTACATCGTGGGTGATCAGATTCGATCCAATCCGGAAGTGGAGGATACAGCACTCCGCTGGTACTCTCGGAACCTCGACGCGGGCCTGCCCCTGGCGGACACCACAACCGTTACAGTACCTGGGCGGGTGGACATGCACTCCGCTAGTCTGGAGCTGGCCACAACCGACTACTATGACCTGAACATCCAAGCCATTGAGTATGGGTTCAGATTCCACCAACGCTTCCGTAGGAGCTAACTATGTTCTGGCCGCTACTCGCCATGGGTGGTATGTCTGCTTTGCAGACTGCCCTCGGCAACAAGCAGCAGGCGGATCAGATTAAAGCGGCGAACAAGGCAGCCTACGCTGCCGACGCCGCGACTATCCGCAATGCGTTTCAAACCATCGGCAGTATTCAGGTGCAGAACACGCAGCTCCGTACCTCTGCCGCTCAGCAACTCAACGACGCCGAGATTGCGGCTTACGCCGCGACCGGCAGCAACATCGCCAACGCAGCAGCAGCCGGTGTGAAGGGCGCCAGCGTAGACGCAACCCTCTCGGAGATTGACCGCGAGCTGGGGCAGAATGAAATCCGCGTGGAGCAATCCATTGAGGTCGAGCAGTACAATCTCACCAACCGTATCCGCGAGGTGATCGCCGGGGCCTCTGCCAGCCTACGTGGCCAGCAGAACCCCTACGCCAACCAGCAAAGCCCGCTCCTTAACGGCCTCATGACAGCAGGCAGTGCATACGCATCGAACTACATGCAGTTCGGTAGCAGCACTGCGGCACCAAAGACAGGAACCTGATATGGTAGATCGCGTAGCAGCAGAGTTTCAGTTACAAGACCCCGGCCAGGCCCGCGCTGCGGAAGTCAACCTCGGGGTCGGGCAATATCGCCCCGAGGCCCCCGAGACCAGTATCGGTGAGCAAGCCCTCGGGGCGTTGCTCAATGTAGGCCAGCAGTTCGCCGGTAAGGCCGTGGACCAAGCGGCGCAAGAGGCATACCTTGAGGGTGGACGTGCCCGGCTGGCCGGTGATGCAGAAGCCGTCCTCGACGCCGACCCGCTGTCCCGCGCATTCGTGCGGGGTGGTTATAACGACGAGGACTACCGTATCCGCCAAGTGGATATGGAGCGGCGCCTCAAGACGGTGATCGCCAATAACGGCCAACGCATGCAGCCCAATGAGTTCGCTGCGCTGATGCGGGAAGAATCCGGCAAGGTCACTGAGGGCTTCGGCAGTCTTACGATGAATGGACGTTTGCGCGCCCTGGCAGCACAGCGCAGCATGGAGTCCAGCCTGATCACCGAGCAGGCGGGTGCGTACCAGAAGTGGTCGATTGGCGAGGGCCTCAAGCGCGTTACTGCGCAGGGCAACCAGATCATGAACTCGCTGCTGGCCTCCCCGGATGAGGGTACTCGTGCAGCGAATCAAGAACGTGCCGCCCTATACTACTCCGACATCCTGTCCTCGGACAAGCTGCCGGAGGCGACCCGCCAGGAGTACGCCACGAATTACCTGTTGGCCCTGGCCAATGCCGACCAGCGGGATGTCGTGGAGAACCTGCGCGACAGCGGTGCCCTGGATTCATTGCCACTCGATCAGCGTCGTCAGCTCGATACTGCCCTGCGTGAGAGCAGCACTCGCACGCTGGCCAAGGATGCCCTCGGCGTTGTTATGGCCAACGGGGACTTCGAGGCCCGCGTAGACACGGGGCAGGTGTCCACCGAGGAACTCCAAGCCTACATCGAGACAGAGACGCTGGCCAAGCGTATGACGTACACTCAGGGTAAAGCGCTCCGTATGCGAGCAGCAACGGGCCTTGCCAACAAGGACGACACGCAGTCGGTAATGCAGGCCCTCGGTGCCCGTGACCTGAACCAGCTTGCAGCCCTTGGCTTCACTGGCAAGGACGCTGTAGAGCTGATGGACAAGCAGCTCGCAGCCAATGGCACCGGCCTGTCAGAGCGCATTCGTGCGGGCCTATCTGTAGGCTTGGACATTGGGCAGTTGCCTAAATCCTTCGGTGAGACCGTTGCTGCCGGGGTGCGATCTATCCAGGCCACCGGGACCGATGACCCGCAGAACGCACAGTTGGTGGATGCCCTCAACAACGTCACGGGTACACTGACGCTGGCCGAGCAGCGCCAGCCTGGAGCACGGGCCGTCCTGCTCGACGCCATGCCAGACGACACCAAGCAGGCCATGGCCTATATGCTGCGGCAGAGTCAGGCTGGTGTGCCGCCCGCCCAAGCGCTGCGTGAGTACGCTGTCAACCGAGACGCGTTCGCCAAACTCACCAACGTCGAGCAGGGTATGAAGACTGCCGAATTCCGCAAGCAGTTGAGCACCAAGGTGGACGGGGCTGTGCGTACCGGGCTGTTCGGTGAGCTGGGCAACCTGCTGATCAACCGCCCCAACCTTTCGGAGAACCCGGCTAGTGTAGCCGTCATGAGTGGTGCTGTGCAGGAGGAACTGGACTGGTTGTTGGGCGACCGGAACAACGCGGGCACCACGCCCGAAGCGCTGCTGGATGTTGCGATGTCCGCTGTCAAGGCGCGTACCGTGGAGGTGGGTGGCGGCGCATTGTCCGGGGACTTCCTGGGCGGCGGTACTCCGCGCCGTCAACTGGTACTGCCTCGCGGTATGCGTGTAGCCGATGTCTTCGGCACCGACGATGCGCAGCGTATCGGTCGCGTTCTCTCGGAGCAGTACCCCGATACCGTTGACGGTTTTGAGCAGCACTTCCGTTACGACCGGTATGGTCGGGGCTTGGAGGCTGTCCAGATCAACGAGAACGGGCAGATCGTGGACCGCAAGCCAATCGACGTGGGTGGCATCACCCGCACCGTGATCGACCAGCAGCGTACAGCCGCAGAGGAAGGCGAGCGCGCTATGTTCGGCGGGCCTATCGAGGTCAGTGGCCAGGAGCTGGGCATCACAGGCGGCAACGTCGCTGGGCTGCCCGTGCGCAACGTGTATCGCTTCCGTCAGGAGTTGGCAGAGCTGGAGGGTCTGCGCCTGGAGGTATACGCTGACCGCGACGGCCTGGCTGCCGGGGTGGGGCGCAACGTAACCCGATCCGGCATGAAGGCGGGTGACACGATCAGCAAGGAACAGGCCGAGCAGTGGTTTGAGGAAGACACCAACGCAGCGCTTGGTGTGGGTAAACGTGCAGCCGCTGAGCTGGGTGTCCGCGACACCACTGCGGTAATGGCCCTGGCCGGTGCCGCCTACCAACTCGGAGAGGCTGGCTGGCGGGAGCACAAGCGCACAGCGGAGGCAATCGCCAACCGCGACTACAACGCCTTCCTGCAAGAAGTTCGGTCGAGCAAGTGGGCCGAGCAGACACCTAAACGAGCCGAGTGGTTCATCAGCCGCATGGCTGGTCATTTCGTACAGTAAGGAGACAACATGGCAACGCCGACTAAGGGTAGTTTGGAACCGAAGGTAACGCTTCCATTGGAAGACCTGCAAGCTGCCCTTAACCCGGCAGCGCCTACCGTAATGCAAAACGTGGAGTTCACTGGCGGGGTGCCAACCAGCGCCGTAGCGGAGGCTTACGCCGTTGAGCAGGCCGCTCCGCTCGTCAAGGCTGAGCAGGCTGCTGCTGAGACCTTCGGGACCGCAGTGCAAGCAGCGGTGGACAACAGCCTGACCAACCGCCTGATGGAGCAGGTGCGCAGCAACTACGATGAGCAGTTCCGAGATTACGATCCGAACTTCGACCGAGCATCCAGTGCGGTCGAGCTAGCCCAGCGCTTCAACCTGCCGACCACCGATGACAACCTGTCAGCCCTGGGCCGTGCAGGCACCCTGGACGCGCAGATTGAGCTGGCTGAGCGCATGCAGGAGCTGCGCCGCAACGAGGACATCCTCGAACGACACGGCGCTGTAGCCATCACCGCAGGCGTGCTGGACCCTACGCAGCTCCTGATCGACGGGGCTACCTTGGGCTTCTCCCGCGCCCTGCGCTTGGGGCGTGCTGGGGCAGCCATGGCAGGTGTTACGGTAGGTACTGGCACCACGGCCCTTGGGGAGTCCCTAGGTGTGCAGACGGATGCCACGGACTACCTTATCAGCGCTAGCCTCACAGGCGGCGCTATGGCGCTGTTCGGGGCTACCGGGGCTAAGGCTGTCCGTGAAGGCGGCAGGCTCGGCACTGTGCCTATTAAGGGCGTCAACAGTGCGGCAGGTTTCTTCAACAAGCATTTGTCTGAGGTAGACAAGCTGGCTGCGACACCTGCTGCCCGCGACCTGCTGCGCAATCTCGTGGACGACCCGGTACGCCGCGAGGGCTGGTATAGCAACGGCAACGCCGCTAGCTTCTTGCGCCGTTATGCCAACGAGGCGGATGGGTTGGTCAAGGAGTACGATGACCTGCTGGAGCAGGGTGTCACCGAGCGGACTGGCATGGGCTGGTTCACTCGGCGCACCGACATCAACGGGGACTTCACCAATGCGCGGGACACCGTGAACAAGCAGGTGGCCGATGAGCTGCTGCGCCGGGATGCTGAGTGGTTCCGCTTTGGTAGCGTACGCCCCAACCCGGAGGCAGACGCACTGGTGACACGCTTGGCGGATCAGTCGGACAAACTGCATGCTCGCTTGGGCGAGTTAGCCCGCGATGCGGGTGTGCGGGGCTTTGAGGACTTCACCGCCCGCCCAGGCTACTTCCACCGTAGCTGGAACCCTAGTGAGTTCCGTCGCATTGAGAACGCCACGCCAGGCACCGTGCGCAACATGCTCAAGCAATCCGCCCTGCGCGGCATCAATGGCATTGACGAGGATGAGGCAGACGCCATTGCAGCCTCGCTGATTCAACGTGCCAAGGACAAGGCCAGCGGTGCGCGATCTGAGTTCATGGGTGCGCTGGGTAAAGCCGACACTGCCTTCCTGCGTGAGAGCTTGGAAGCAGCAAAGGTGAGCGAGGGTCGCATCGCTAGCATCATGGCCAAGGTGGAGCAGAAAGCATCAGACCAGGGCACTATCAAGTACGGTAAGCATCGTCTGAGTCTGGACATGTCGGTGACTGCAATGGGTGCTGATGGTGTCGTCTACAAGATGACCGACCTGATCGACACCGACCTCGACCGTGTGATCCAGAACTACTCATCCAGCATCAGCGGGCGCAGTGCGCTGGCCAAGGCCGGGGTAGGCTCGGATGACTCGGAGCTTGAAGCCTTCCGCCGTAGCTATGAGAAATCCCTCGGGGACATTTCCGATGTTGAGCTGGAGGACCAGTTGTTCCAGTTTGACAGTCTGATGGCAGACTTCACTGGCAACGTCCCGGATCGTGGTAAGCTCGGCCAGTGGACGCAGCGTGCTAAGAGCATTGCAGACGCCACGATGCTGAGTGGGTCGGGTATGTGGCAGGCAGCCGAGTACAGCACCATCGCGTACCAGCACGGCGTCGTCAAGACCGGTGCGGAGTTCGTGAAGGCGATGCCTGGTGTACGGCAGGCCCTGGAGCGCATCAACGGGTCGCCTGACCTGGCCGATGAGCTGGCCACTGTGCTGAACCTCGACCTGGCCCGCGACGTGCGCATCCGTCCCTGGAAGCGCCAGCACGATGCTTTCCTCGAAAGCTCTGATACCGTGGTTGACCGTCTGCTGCATAATGGCAAACAGGCTGTGCCGTTCCTCAACGGTATGAAATTTATCCACGCCCACCAGGCCCGAATGAACGCCAACCTCGTGCTCAACAAGTTTGCTCGGGCAGCTAAGGGTGACACCGAAGCACTGGAAGCCATCAAGCGTTATGCACCTGACCTCAACTGGGACCAGATGGGTGCAATGATCCGGAGTAAAGTCACATACCGTAGTGATAACGCCACAAGCATGAATTGGGGCGAGTGGCTTAACCGCGACATTGATCAGGTGATGAACATCGCTCTGCGCATGATGGACGACGCTGTGCTGTATGGCCGTGTTGGTCAGGGTGCCAGCTTCTCCCGCAGCTCTGTGGGGCAAGTCATGGGCCAGTTCCGCTCGTTCGTATCGCTGGCCCACAACAAACTGCTCCGTGGTACGTTGAACAGCCGTGGCCCACAAGGCATGGCTACCCTGTTGGCTTTCCAGTACCCACTTACGTTCCTCATGGTCTCGGCCAACGAGGCGCGCAAGGGCACGCTCGACCTGAGCGAAGACGGTATCCGTCAGGCTGCGCTCAAGACCCTAGGTTACACCGCCGGTCTTGGCTTTGTCGGTGACGCCGCAGGTATCCTCGGGCTGACTGGTGGGCGAGGTGGTTTCAGCACGCCTATCACAGCAGTGGCCGATGTGCCTGGTCGTGTCCTTAATGGTGGCAAGGCCATCTTCGAGGGCGACGTAGGTGCGGGTGCTGCTGAACTTGGCAAGGCCGCTTCAATGGTCGTGCCGTATCTGAACGTTATGCCGGGCACAGCGCTCGCACTTGACGCAATGAAAGGAGATTAACTTGGCACAAATCCCCGAGGTAGAGGCACTCTACTTAGGTGATGGTACGACCCGGACCTATGGGTTCGGGTTTCCGTATCTCACACAAGGTGAGGTCTTCGTCACTGTGGACGGCGTTGCCGTAAGCTTTGACTTCCTATCTGCCGCAACAGTTGAGTTGACCGTTGCCCCGCCGACCGGCGCAGAAATCCGCATCTACCGTAGCACTGCTGCGGAGACGCTTCGCCACGTCTTCGACGGCGGGGTGCCATTCCTGCCCCGCTACGTGGATGATAATAATCGGCAGTTGCTGTACGCGGCGCAAGAGGCTATTGCAACTACAGCGGATGATGCAGCAGAGGCGCTTGCAACAGCAAATGCCGCAATTGATAAAGCGGAGGCCACGGAAGCACTGGTGGAAGAAGCGCTTACGGACTCTGCCTTGCAATTGCGCACGCAACTTGCCAACAACATCGACCCTGCACTTGGCGCAGCACTAATCGGTTACAAGCTCCGACCGCTGGCCGCGCGCCTCGCGCATGTGGCATATGCTACTGACAACGGCGCCACGGGAACCGGGTCCGACGACACTGTGGCATTGCAGGCTGTTATTAATAGCGGCGCTAAGCTGATTATCTGGCCAGCGGGTAATTACCGCGTGACCCGCCTAACACCGCGTTCAAACCAAGTTTGGGTCGGTGTGCAGCGCGATGCGGTGCGCGTATACTGGGCGCTGTCCAACCGGACGGTATCTGGTTACTCGATGATCCAGAGCGACGGGGACATTAGCGGGTTTCATATCCGCAGTATGACCTTTGTTGGCAACCGTCAGTTTCAGACTACAATGTCCCTGGATGCCCAGGACATGGGTTGCGTACACTTGCGCGGTGGTTCTGTCATTGATTTTAGTTTCACTGACTGTCTGGTACGCGACTTTGGCACGCTCAACAGCGGCCCAGGTAATGCTGGTCACGGTATCCTGATTGGTTCCCGAAACGGCACCGGTAAGAAGATTCGGAACATCCGCATCCACTCTAACGAGTTCCGCGATATCTCCAACGTTCCGGGGGTCTATGTAAACGGTGAGAGCACGTTTAACAACGAAATGCTCAATATCCAAGTAGAGGACAATGACTTCTACGTAGACATCACCACGGCAGTGCAAAACTGCGTTTATATCCTGGGCGATGCTAGCAACATCGGGCGCTCTGTGAAGGTGCGTGATAACCGTACGCATATCTCTAAACCAATCGATTGCAACATTGAGTTGAATTGGGTTGCGGACTACCACGTCGAAGACAACCACGTCTACGCAACCGGCACAGGCACGTGTACGCCAGTGCTCATCCGTGACGGCACAGATGATGGCTCCGTATGTCGCAACCATGCGCGTAACTCGGGTACTGGGGCAGCTAACGCGGCCGGCGTATCCATCGTTGCCTTCGACGGTGCTGGTGGTTTGCAGCGGCGTGTGGTCGTACAAGGTAACCACCTGTACAACTGGGGGCTTGGTGGTTCCGGCGCAGCTTTCAACTTTAGTGCCGGTAGTACGTCCATCCTGGCCACGGGTAACATGGTGTCAGGTAACTCATCGAGTGAAATGGTGGACAGTGCGTTCATTCTTGGCAACGGTGTATCCAACGTCATTATCCGAGATAACGATATTCGGCTCGTGCGTTACCCACTACGCTTGGCGGGTAGTTGTGTCAACTGTGACTTTAGCGATAACACGTTGACTGCCTGCGGTGACGGGGTATCCTCCCTGCTTATCTCCAATGGCGGCGGTTCCTCGGTGTCGTACCTGACCATCGAGCGTAACAAGTTGCGAAGCGTTATCGCGGGTACGATCTACCTTGTAGGTGTCGTGTCAACCGTGAACACCGGTAACCGTTGCGCGCTGAACGAGCTGCCGCCTGGGGTATCTGCCGTAAACCCAAGTTACTTAGGCTCGCAAGCGACCATCACGCAACTCAAGACAGGTCGCGGTGATCTGCTGATGGGCAACCAGTACACGTTTGCGCAAGGTTCCCTTGCAATGGCAGACGGTCAGGGGTTCACCATCGGCAACAACTTGGATGCGCAGGGGCCACTCGGCGTGCCGGGCGACATCGTAATGGTGTCCTTTGTTGGCAATCCACTAGGGGCATTGATCTACGGCTATGTTCAGGCCAACAACCAAGTACGGGTCCGCGTGCAAAACGAGACCGGTGCTTCTATCACTATTCCAGCAGGTGACTGGCGCGTGGTGATCATCACAACGTAAGGAGGCTTATGGCCGCTAAGAAGGATGTACTCAGCGAACTCCATCAGGAGCTTGCACAACAAATGCTGGACGAGCTGCGGTGGTATCGTGAGAACGAAATCCCCGTGCCAGCAGCAGACAAAGCGGCCATGGCTAAGTTCCTCAAGGACAACTCCGTGACCGCAGACCCTGCTGATGCCGGTGATCTGGAGAAGCTGCGTGAGCAGTTTCGTGAGCAATCTGCTGCGCGCCGCAAGCGTGCTGCGGAGGCTATGGCTGGCGCTGACGATGCAATTCGTCAGCAGCTCGGTCTAGCCTAATGGACCCGCGTGCCCGCCTGGAGCGGGCTACGCTCGTTCGTGAACTCTACCCTGAGTTCGTGGACTTTGCGCGGGATGCCATGGATTTCCTCGGGTTTGAACTGACGTGGATGCAGGCAGACATTGCCGTGTTCATGCAGTACGGGCCTGCACAACAGATGGTCTCTGCCCAACGGGGTGAGGCCAAGAGTACCGTGGCCTGCCTCTATGGTATCTGGTCACTGATCCAAGACCCTTCCTGCCGCGTCCTGCTTATCTCGGGTGCGGAGGACAAGGCCAAGGAAAACGGTATCCTGATGAAGCGCCTGATCATGCAGTGGGAACTCCTAGAGTACCTGCGGCCTGACAAGTACGCCGGGGACCGTACCTCCGATCTGGAGTTCGACGTTCACTGGGCGCTGAAAGGCGTCGAGAAGTCGGCATCGGTGAACTGCATGGGCCTCACTGGCTCGTTGCAGGGCTATCGTGCTGACGTGCTGATCCCCGACGACATCGAGACCACGAAGAACGGTTTAACTGCCACTGGGCGCGACCACATTGCGCTGCTCAGCCGTGAGTTCAGTTCCATCTGTACGCATGGCCGCATCATGTACCTGGGCACCCCGCAGACGCGAGAGTCCATCTACAACGCGCTGCCGCGCCGTGGCTACACCGTTCGTATCTGGCCGGGTCGTTACCCTTCCCACGAGGAACAGGAGCGCTATGGTGAGCATCTGGCGCCGAGTATTCTTGAGCGGTTGGCTATTGGTGGTGATCGTCTGCGTTCTGGTTACGGCCTGGACGGCACCCGTGGTCGCGTTACTGACCCGGATCGCTACACCGAGGAAGACCTCTGCAAGAAGGAGATTGACCAGGGTAGCGAAGGCTTCCAGTTGCAGTTTATGCTGGACACCACGCTCTCCGACGCAGCACGTCAGCAGCTCAAGCTAGCCGACCTGATCTTCCTCGACTGTCAGCGCGACTCCGTGCCTGAGCGTCTGAGCTGGGCCAACGATAAGCGGTTCCGTATGGACCCTGTGCCCGCTGAGTTCCCGCTCGACCGTATTGCACTGCACTTCCCGGCCTACATGTCGGAGCACTTCACCACCATCCAGAACATCACCATGACCGTTGACCCTGCGTCTGACGGCGGCGATGAGCTGGCATTTGCTATCGGTGGTGTAGTCGGCCCGTACATCCACCTGCTGTCTATCGGTGGTTTCAAGGGCGGCTTTGCCGAGGATAACTTGGAGAAGCTGTGCGCCCTGGTCAAGCAGTACGGCGTCAAGGTTGTGCTCGTTGAGCGCAACATGGGTGCCGGTGCCGTCACCAAGCTGATCCAGAACTACTTCAACGGTATTGACCCGGAGACGGGCCAGCGCCGTGTGCAGGGTTGCGGTGTCGATGAGCGTTGGGCCGGTGGTCAGAAGGAGAAGCGCATTGTTGATACACTGCGCCCGGTTATCCAGCGGCACCGTCTGGTTGTACACCAGTCCGCCCTGGACACCGACCTTGAGCTACTCAAGCAGTACCCTGCCGACAAGCGCTCTGTTCGCTCCGTGTTCCACCAGATGCACAGCATCACCACGGAGAAAGGCTCGCTGGAAAAAGACGACCGTCTCGATGCCCTGGAGGCATTGGTTCGGGAGTTGGTTGGCTTCCTCATTGTCGATGAGGAGCAGGAGGCGCGTAAGCGCGAGGCACAGGAAGTGCAGTCGTTCATCAAAGACCCGCTCGGCAGCGCCGCACGGAAACAAACACCGCGTACCCGACAAGGGCGCACTCATGCAGCCATGCGGCGCAGGGAGAATCGATAATGACGAAGGAGGACATCCTCGACCGTGCCATCCAAAGCTCGCCCTCCGCGAGCTACCTCGGTGCCTTTTGGGCCGGGGTGGACATCCATTGGGTAGTAGCGGCCCTCACCGGGGTATTGGTGACGGGCCAAATCTACAAACTGTACGTGGAGCTGCGCGACCGCTCGGCTGCCCGTAAGGAGGCAAAGCAGTGTCCCTCAAGCAAAGACTGATCCACCTGGGTGCCACTGGTGCCATCCTCACCGCAGCGGCCTTCCTAGGCCCTGTGGAGAGCGGTAAGCGTCCCCAGTTGGAGCCGTATGCCGACATCGGTGGTGTGCCTACGTGGTGCTACGGCGAGACAGTAGGCACGCCCAAAGCGCGCTATACGCTCGCTGAGTGCGACGAAATGCTGCTCCATGGGGTAGCCCGGTATTGGACCGGCATCGCGCCCTACGTGCCCCTGGAGGCCCCTGATAGCGTCAAGGCAGCCATGGTCAGCGTAGCCTACAACGTAGGCGTCGGCGGCTGGGCCTGGGAGCTGGCCTACCGGGCCAACGGAAGCACCTACCGGGTGCCATCCCGCTTCCGTACAGCCCTAGCCAGACACGACTGGAAAGCCACCTGTGACGCTATCACAGCGCCTTGGGCAGTCAAGCAGGGTGTCGCTAAGGGGTTCAAGGCAACGGTCAAGGGCAAGCCTGTACGGGGCCTGGAGAACCGCCGAGCAGCGGAGAAGGCGCTATGCTATCAAGACCTGTGATCATCCTGACTGCGGCCCTGCTGCTAGCCCTTGGGGTGGCCTACTGGGGCCTGTCGGAGCGTACCCGGTACATACAGTTGGCCAAGGCGAGTTCGTCGCAGGTAACGGCCCTGGAGGCCCGCCTGACGGAGACTCAGGCCGCTGTCCTGGCTGTGCAATCCAAGGCGGCTACTGCCCGCCAAGACACGCAAGAGGTGCTGAATGCGAACCCTGCCTGGAGCGGCGCTGCTGTGCCTGGGCCTGTTTCTGACAGCCTGTGCAGCACCATCCGCTGTCGTTAAGCCTGTCGAGTGCCTGCACCCGGCAGTAGATGCAAGAACCAACCAGGGCCTCGTATTGGGGCTTCTGGACTACCATGCAGCTATCGAGCTGTGCAACGCCCTGAATGGGCACACAAAGGAGTAACACCATGTCCTACGCTTCCATCACTGCCGCACAACGCGCTGAGCTGTCCCTTCTGTGCGAGCGCGTTGCTAAAGTAACCCACCGCGCCACCGAAGACTACCGCGCTGTGCCGATCACCGACACCGCTGTACTGGACGGCAAGTACGTCACTATCGATAAACTCCTGACCGAGCTGGATGTACTCGTCTCGGCTGCTGTCGTGTAACATGGCCATCTGGAGTGCGTACAACGCACTGCGTGAGGTGCTGCGGAGTTTCCGTGGCGCCTTGATGGTACAGATTATGTCGCGGGGTTTGTGGACCGGTAGGCAGTTCCGTGCGTACCGGGCTATCTCGGCCAACACCTCCCTGCGGTTCACCTGTGCCGTTCCGTTTATGCTCACTATGCAAGACCTGCAAGTTGCGCAGGGTGCAGTGTCCGTTCGTATTCTAACCGACAGTACGCCCTCGGGTACGTGGACAGCGATCCCAACGCAGCAGGCCAAGAACCGTTTGCCATCGAACACCTACGTACAGAAGAACATCGTTAGCGCTGGTGGTACATTCACCGGCGGTACTGAGCGTGAGCTGCTGCGCGGTAACGCTGGTAACGGTCAAGGTGTAAGCATCGACA